GAAAGATTAGACAAGCAAGGAGCAATCCAAGAAAACGTTCTATTTGTAAATAGAGAAATGTCTTTTTCAATCGATGACATGTTAGCAGCTCAAAACTCATATGGTGCTAATGGTACGTCTTACGGACTATTTGACAACGATGAGGAAATGGCTCTTAACTTAGGATTCTCAGGATTCAGAAGAGGTTACGACTTCTACAAATCTGACTGGAAATACCTTAATGAGTTCTCTCTAAGAGGTGGTATTGACGGTGGTAAAGTTAACGGTGTACTTGTACCCGCTGGTTCTACTAACGTATACGACCAAATCTTAGGAAGAAACGCTAAGAGACCATTCTTACATGTAAGATATAGAGCTTCAGAAACTGAAGACAGAAGATACAAAACTTGGATAACAGGTTCTGTTGGCGGTGCTAGAACAAGTGATCTTGATGCTATGGAAGTTAACTTCTTATCAGAAAGAGCTCTTTGTACTATGGGTGCTAACAACTTCGTTATTTTCAACGGATAATTGTACATAATTTAGGGGGGTAGGTAACTGCTCCCCTTTTTTTAAATAAAATAAAATACACTAAAATGAAACAAGAATATAAAGAGAGACTATATAAACTGAAAACAAAAAACACGCCTTTGAGCATGTTGATTGCAGCTAGAAATTCTAGACATAAACCACTCGTATATTTTGATGAAGAAAAAGGTTATAACAGGGCTTTAAGATATGCTACTAACCAAAAGTCTGTTTTTGAAGATGAACAAGATGGTCATGTAATTGTAGGAGCTGTAATTTTTGAAGACGGATTTTTAAAGACAAGAAAAGAAGATGTGGTTCTACAACAGTTTTTAAATTTACATCCAGATAATGGAATACTATTTGAGGAAGTAGATACCGAAAGAGACGCTCAAGAAGATTTAGAATATATTAATTACGAAGTAGACGCTTTGATTGCTGCTAGAGAAATGGAAATTGACCAAATGGAAGCCATAGCTAGAGTAGCATTAGGTATTGACGTAGAAAAAGTAAAAACAGCTGAATTGAAAAGAGATATCTTAGTGTTTGCTAGAAATAACCCACAAGAATTCTTAGAAGCTTTAGATAATGATGACATTACATTAGAATCTATGGTAAAAAGAATGTTTACTGAAAACTTGTTGTCATACAGAAGAAAAAACAGAGAAGTTTATTTTAACTTAAAAAACAACAAAAAAAGAATGTTATTAGTAAAGCACGGTGAAGACTATGTGAAGTCAACAATGGCTTATTTCCACACTGAAGAAGGAATGGAAGCATTAGATACTTTAGAAAACAAACTAAACGCTTAAACTAAACTTTTATCTTAAATTAAAGACTCCTTATAGGGGTCTTTTTTTTTACTTATCTTTGTAAGAAATATTCCCTCATGATTAATGAAATTAGAAATACAGAGGAATTTAACTTATTTGCAGAGCAAGCCCAGCTAGAAGTATTTGAATCTTATTTCTTTGACTTAAACAATTGGATAGTAAAAAAAAACCAAAGAAGGTCAAACTCAGACTACGCTGACATTACCCAACAATACGAAGAAGTAATAGATATTTTTTCAGAAACAAAACCTTTGAGTCATAACTTAGGAAACACTTTTTTTACACCTAGTTTATCCACTACTGGAGATGATTGGTATACGTTAAATAGATTAACAGCTTACGAAACACTTTTAGCTCAGGGAAACAATGATAGTGTTGGATTAAACGCACTAGAAGACAGTACAGCAAACTTTATTACACGAGGAGTTAGTGTTGGAGATGTGGTAATCAGTTTAGACCCTGCGTTAAATCCAAGTGATGCCAAGCATGCATATGTTACTCAAGTTCAAGCACAAACTTTAGGTTTAACTAACGATATATTCCCTAATCAACCAGTGGGGTACAGAGTTTATAAAGCTTCAGCAGCTAGAGATGTAGAAAGAGTAAGTCAAGGTAAAATAATAAAATTAAACAGCTCTAACTTAACTACTCCTACTTCCGATTATCCAGCTTACACTTTGGAAGACATTTTAGTGAGTGCCTATCCTTTAACTATAGATACTTTTGGTGAGTTGTTTTGTCAATATGTGAGATATCCCGTTAAACCAAATTGGACTTACAATGCGATTGGACCAGATGGAGACCCTGTTTTTGACAACACCAATATAGATTATCAAGACTTTGAACTTCCATTAGATGACTCAATAGAACTAATTATTAAAATATGTGGTTATGCAGGTATAAGCATACGTGAGCCTGAAGTAGTTCAGTTTGAGCAAATACAACAAGGGCAACAAAACCAAGTAACACAATAAGCGTATGGCATATTCAATGACAGATCAGAAATATTACACCAATAATGGAGTTGTTCCTACAAATATAAATTGGGGTAATTATCAGTATGTATCTCTAAAAGATATTGTAAACAACTTTGAACTTATGTTTGAAGGTGATGAAAATTTAGTTAGCAAACAAAACAGATACAAAATATTATTTCATGCAAAACGAGGTATACAAGAAGTAAATTACGATGCATTAAAGAATATTAAAATATTAGAGCTAGATGTGTGCGATACTTTAAGATATGTTTTACCAGCTGACTACGTAAACTATGTTAGGATATCACTCTTTAAAAATGGTATATTATTCCCACTTATAGAAAACTTTCAGACCAACTACTCTTCTGCTTACTTGCAAGATGACGATTGCGAAATTTTATTTGACGCTGATGGCAATGCATTAGGTAGTACATCTGCTATAGATAATAAAAGAATAATGGGAACTAAGCCATCTTTATACTTAAATCCAGGGCATCCTTATGATGGTAGAGAAGGATATTGTTGCGATGGTGAATGGTTTTTTACTTATGGATTAGGAGGTAAGTATGGAATGAACACTACTTTAGCTAACCAAAATCCAAACTTTAGAATAGACAAAAAGGGAGGTGTCATTAACTTTAGTTCTGATATGAAAAACCAATTAGTCATCTTAGAATATGTTTCTGATGGTTTAGAAAGAGGTCATGATGATGATGTCATGATAAATAAATTAGCTGAAGATTACTTGTATGCTTACATAAAGTGGGCTATATTAGATAATAAATTAAACGTTCCTGAATACGTAGTAACTAGAGCAAGAAAAGAAAAAAGTTCTAAGCTGCGTAATGCTAAAATTAGATTAAGCAATCTCCACCCAAGCAGGCTTCTTATGCCACTTAGAGGTAGAGCTAAATGGATTAAATGAAAATAACTAGAACTTTTACCGCAGGTATAATGAATAAAGACCTCGATGAGAGGTTAATACCACAGGGTCAGTATCGTGATGGTCAAAACATAGGTGTATCAACTTCAGAGGAATCTAACGTAGGTTCTATTGAAAACATCTTAGGAAACACTCAAGTAGGTGGAGACTTATCGTATTTATCTGCTGATGCCGCAGCTATTGGTGCTATTGCAGATGGAGCTAATGAAGAATTTTATTGGTTTGTAACTGACACTAATTTTGATTACGTATTAAAATACAACGAAACAGGAAATACTGCAAGTATAGTTTTAAAAGACACAAAAGGTAGAGTTCTTAAATTTGATAAAGAATATACCATAACGGGTATTAACTTAATAGGTGGACTTCTTTTTTGGACTGACAACTTAAATCCACCTAGAAGATTAAACATTGATAGATATTATGCCACAGACGGGTTTACTGAAGACGATATTTCTGTTATAGTAAAGCCACCATTAAACGCTCCTGTAATTGAATTACAAAATACAACAGGTTCGCTTATACCTGCACTTTTAGAAAACACTGTAAATAATATCTCAGAAAAATATATACGATTTGGTTATAGATGGAGATATGAAAATAATGAGTATAGTGCTTTGTCTCCGTTTTCAGCTACAGCTTTTGGAGCTACTAACTTTTCATTTGATTATGCAGATGGGGTTTTTACCTCAATGATAAATGGATTTAATCAAGTTAAAATATCCGTAGAAACAGGAGATATTCAAGTAGAAGATGTTCAGCTAGTGTTCTTTAATGAATTTACAGGGTCAGTTTACATAATAGAAACCCTTAATAAAACAGATAATAATTGGAATTCTAACACTACTGTAGATATTTTATTCAACAACAGTAAGATATATTCTATTTTGAGTGTAGATGAGGTTTCTAGATTATTTGATAATGTACCAAGAAAAGCCAAGGCTCAAGAAATTATTGGAAGTAGATTAGTTTATGGAAATTATATTCAAGGATACGACTTACTTGATGCAAATGAAAACGAAATAGCTATAGACTTTGGGGTAGA